CGATGGAACCGGAAATTGATGGTGGGATTACTGATGCTGATGGCAAAGCTGCTGAGATATAAATAGAAAATATAGTTATTATAAATTTTCATGGAAGAAATTGTAAATTTAATCGGAGCAGACGAATCTGCATCTGATATTAGTGACAAGATCAAGGACGTTTTGTATGCAAAAGCAGCAGAACGTATTGAAGGCATTAAACCAAAAGTAGGTGCATCCATGTTTGATGAACCATCAGGAGAGGATCAAGGAGAATGATTGTAAAAGTCTTGGCAGCAGAAACAGATTTGACTTCTGCAACTAATGTTAGTCTTGCTACAGTTGTTAGGTTAGTCAACAATAGTGGTTCAATTGATGTTGTTACTAGAAAAACTTCTGGTGGAACAACCATAGGATCATTCACTTTGACTGCCAACTCTGTAACATTTGCAGAAAAAGACGCTACTGATACTTTTGAGGGTGGCGCAACCATTTTAGCAGCAAAAGTAGCATACAACATCTCATAAGAAAAATGAAACTTATCACAGAAGAAATTTCAAAAGTTGAATTTATCACCGAAAAGGTTGGTAAATGTAAAAAGTGTTTTATTGAAGGCATATTCCTTCAGGGTGATATCAAAAACCGTAATGGCAGAATGTATCCAATGGAAACTCTTGCCAAAGAGGTTGGTAGATATAACGAAAACTTTACAGCAAAGGGTCGTGCTTTAGGAGAACTTGGACATCCTGATGGTCCAACCGTTAATCTTGATCGAGTTTCTCACAAAATTGTCTCTCTTGTTCAAGAAGGAAACAATTTTAAGGGTAAAGCACAACTTCTTGATACCCCTATGGGTAAGATTGCACAATCACTAATTGGTGAGGGAGTGCAACTGGGAGTTTCTTCTCGTGGTGTCGGATCATTAAAAGAAGATAGAAACGGTGTAAGAGTTGTCGGTGAAGATTTCATGTTAGCAACTGCTGCTGACATCGTTGCCGATCCTTCTGCTCCTGATGCATTTGTGTCTGGAATTATGGAAGGAAAAGAGTGGGTTTGGGACGGTGGAATTCTCCGTGAACAACTCGCAGAAAAGACTCAAAGAAGAATCAACACTCTCGTTGATCAAAAAATGCTTGAAGAGCATAAGTTGAACTTATTCAACGAATTCTTATCAAATCTATAATTTATAAATAAATATAGATTAATACAAAAATAATCTAATAATCAAATGTCCGTTGGTAGCAATTTACAAGAAATGGAAAACGTAGTAACCAAAGGCGCTGCTGCAGCTGAACCAATGCCAAAGTCAGGAAGCAATGCTTCCGGTGTAACCACACCAGGACAAGGTACTTACGAGGATCTCGGCGGCCCAACTCCAGAAAACTATAAGGTAGACGATGACTCTGCCAAAATCGCAGAACCTAAAATCGCAACTGTCAAAGACATTGTGAATAGGGCTGCTAAACCTGCCGAACCGATGCCTAAGGGTATGAAGGAAGAGGAAGAGGTAGAAGGAGAAGTCGTCGAAGAAGAAGAAACCACTGCATCTGCCGAAGAGGTAGTATCTGAAGAAGAGACTACTGAAGAAGAAGTGGTTACCGAAGAAGAGGAAGCACCTGAAGCAGAATACAACGTCGAAGAAGATGTTGAAGCACTGCTTGCCGGTGAAGAACTCTCCGAAGATTTCCAAGAGAAAGCACGCACCATTTTTGAAACTGCTATCAAGGCAAAAGTTGCTACAGTTCAAGAAGAACTGAAGGCACAATATGAAGCAACCCTCGAAGAGGAAGTTTCGGCAATTAAGTCTGAACTGACCGAGAGAGTTGATGCATATCTCGAATATGTTGCCGAAGAGTGGATGACCGAAAATCAACTCGCAGTTGAAGCAGGTCTCAAGGCAGAAATGACCGAATCATTCCTCACCGGAATCCGAGGTCTTTTTGAAGAACATTATGTAACTATCCCTGAAGAGAAATATGATGTAACCGCCGCAATGGTGGAAAAATTAGATGAGATGGAAGATAAACTCAACGAGCAAATCAATAAAAATATTGCTCTCAATCAAAGATTAGCTGAGTCGGTTGCCGATGTAATCTTCTCCGATGTCTGCGAAGGTCTTGCACTTTCACAGAAGGAAAAACTCGCTTCTCTTGCCGAAAATGTTGAGTTTGATAGTGAAGAAACATATCGTGAGAAACTGGTAACTCTGCGTAAGTCTTACTTCCCAGAGAATGCTGGTGCTCAAAGAGACGAGTCAGAAAGTATTTCTGAATCATCAGAAGTATCTACACAACAACCAGTGTCTGGTTTAATGGAATCATATCTTGACACTCTGACTAGAGTTTCGCAAAAGTGATTTTTTAATTATCAGTCAAACTAAAATTTTTAACAAGGTAAATTCAAATGCAAGGTTTCAATGCTGAACACCTTCAGGAGAAGTGGGCACCTATCCTCAACCATGAGGGTCTCGGTAGCATCGAAGATGCACACAAGAGAATGGTCACCGCAGTTCTTCTGGAGAACCAAGAAAAAATGCTGAAGGAAGAAAGAGAATTTCTTTCTGAAGCTGGTCCAACTAACTCAACCGGATCCGGAGTTGCTAACTTCGATCCCGTCCTGATCTCCTTGATCAGACGTGCAATGCCTAACCTGGTCGCATATGACCTCGCAGGTGTTCAACCAATGAACGGTCCTACCGGACTCATCTTCGCAATGCGTTCCCGCTACTCCACTCAGGATGGCACCGAAGCACTGTTCGACGAAGCAGATACCGCATTCGCAAACAGTGGTATTTCTACCTCTGGACGTTATGTTGCTGGTGGTGACGGTCCTAATGTTGGTTTAGGTACTGACTCTCAAAGTTCTAGCGACCCATCCGCACTTAACCCAAGCAGCAATTCAACTCAGGCTGATTACGGTGTTGGTCAGGGTATGGACACCGCACAGGCTGAAGGTCTGGGTGCTCCTAGTGATAATGACTTCAACGAGATGGCATTCTCGATTGAGAAAGTCACCGTTACTGCAAAGTCTAGAGCACTGAAAGCCGAGTATTCACTCGAACTCGCACAAGACCTGAAAGCAATCCACGGTCTGAATGCTGAGGCTGAGTTGGCAAACATCCTGTCAACTGAGATCCTCGCAGAAATCAACCGTGAAGTTATCAGAACCATCTATAAGGTTGCTGACACTGGTGCAACTACTAACGTTGCTAACTCAGGTACTTTCGACCTCGACGTTGATTCTAACGGACGTTGGAGTGTTGAGAAGTTCAAGGGTCTGATTTTCCAAATCGAGAGAGATGCGAACGCAATCGCACAAAGAACTCGTAGAGGAAAGGGCAACATGATCATGTGCTCTGCAGACGTTGCATCCGCACTGACCATGGCAGGAGTCCTTGACTACACCCCTGCACTCAATGCAAACCTGAATGTCGATGACACCGGTAACACCTTCGCAGGTGTCCTTGCTGGTAAGTATCGTGTATACATCGATCCTTATTCTGCAAACGGAGCTACCAATCAGTACTACGTTGCTGGTTATAAGGGTTCTTCACCTTATGACGCAGGTCTGTTCTACTGCCCATACGTTCCTCTTCAGATGGTTCGTGCAGTTGGAGAGAACACCTTCCAGCCTAAGATCGGATTCAAGACTCGTTACGGTCTTGCTGCTAACCCATTCGCAACTGGAACAAGTACCAGTGATCCAGGTGCACTCAAGGTTAACTCAAACCGTTACTATAGAAGAGTCACCGTTAAAAACCTCATGTGATCCACGGTTCACATATTTTCTCAGAGGGTCTTCGGACCCTCTTTTTTTATCTAAATAAAAATAAAAAATGGCTTGTAATTTTCCCAACCAGATAAACAATAGGAATTTTTTATCTCCGGTTGGTTTTAAGTTTACATTATCAAAAGATCCTAAAATTTCTTTTTTCTGTAATTCTGCGAGAATACCTGAAATTAGTTTAGGATCGGCAATACAACCAGTTTATCTTAAGGATATGGATATTCCTGGAGATAAATTGACTTATGGAGATTTTTCCTTAAGATTCTTAGTTGATGAGAATATGGAAAACTATATGTCAGTTCATAATTGGTTGACAGGTTTGGGATATCCAGAAACAACCCAACAATTTAAAGATTTGACAACAGATGATGATGGACAAAGAGATTTAAATAAACAGTTCAGTGATGGTAGTTTACATATCTTGAATAGTAATTTCAGAGATGTTGCTATTGTAAAATTTAAAGATCTATTTCCAACTTCCTTAACATCTTTAGAATTTGAGTCATCGGATTCTGATATAAACTACTTTACAGCAGAGGTCTCTTTCAAGTATACTGTCTATAATGTCCTAGCTGCCGATAACAGAACACCCTTATGATGGACCTTGAAAAAATTCAGGAGATGTGGGAGAACGATTCTACCATTGACCCTGATAATCTACATGATGAGTCACTAAAGATACCACAACTTCACTCAAAGTATTATACAATCTATAATACGATTACTCTTTTGCGAGAAAAAGCAAGGGAGACTTATAATCGTGTTCGATTGGAAAGACACAACTATTACACTGGAAAAGCACCCGCAGAAGTCTATGTGGAAGATCCTTTTCCATACAAAGTTAGGGATAAGGAAGCACTTCAGAGATACATGGAAGCTGATGAAAAGTTAAATAGTATTGACCTTAAGATTCGCTACTATGATGTGATGCTTAAGTTCTTAGAGGAAATTATTAAAACGATTGCCAATAGAACTTTCCAAATAAAAAATGCCATCGAATGGCACAAGTTCCAAGCAGGGTTTAACTAATGCACGAAGAAGACGATTATTATAGTATAGAGATGAACATTCGTGGAATACGAATGATTCATAAAGGTCTTTCTATGGCAGTGAAGAATTGGGCTGGAGGAGATCCAGAAGAACAAGAAGATTTAATTGCCATGAGAGACAATTTTTATCGACTCGTTTTAGAACACCAGTTTCAAAATATGGACTAAATATTCATAGGTGAATCTTATGATTAATGTCTCATTTGATAATATCAAAGAAAAACGAGGTATATCTTCAAGTAAAAGCAGAACCACATGTCTACTACGAGTTAGCAGATCAATTTACTTTTGAAGTGCCTGGTGCAAAATTTATGCCTCAATATCGTAACAAGTATTGGGACGGAAAGATTCGTTTATTCAATACCCAGAATGGAGAGATATACGTTGGGTTATTGGATAAACTTACAAAGTTCTGTGATGATCACGAATATACTTATGAGTTTGTAGAGAATAAATTTTATGGTCTTCCTTTTGAGACCAATGATATGATATCTAAAGAGGGTGTCAAAGATTATATGATATCAATATCTAAGTATGCGCCGAGAGATTACCAAGTTGAGGGAGTATACGACGCCCTACGACATAATAGAAAGTTGTTGATATCCCCAACTGCTTCTGGAAAGTCTCTGATGATATACTCGATTGTGAGATATCACGTTGAGAGAGGACAAAATACTCTGATAGTCGTTCCGACGACTTCCCTTGTAGAACAGATGTAT